TGACATATCAACTTCTTCAAAAGATGTGCCATCTGCAACCAACATTTTGTTAGCTGTGTTAGTTGGTAATTTTAATAATGCACCTACAGTTAAATCTGCTTGTAGACTTACATTATTACTTGCATCTTCAAATACGGCTTTACTAGCTGGTAAAGTACAAAATACATCTTTGGTTCCCGATTGAAAATCAACAACTGAATCTGAATTAGAACTGGAGATAATTGTAGTTCTTTGTAAATTAGTTGTAGAACTTAAAGTTCCTAAACCAACTTCAAACTCACTTGTACCTTGATTAAAGATACAATAGTATGTTGTATTTCCTACACCAATTCCAGTATTGAAAGTTTCAAATCCTGTAACAGGTGTATTATCAATTGCAAAAGTAGTTTGACTAGTTCCAGTCGCCGTACTATTTACTTTTACTCTGTCATTTAAAACCAAAGCCATTTAAAATCCTACGATGTTAAACTAATAATAGCATTACTAGCTGTGCTTGGATCAGGGAACGAAATAGTGAAGTCACCATTCGTTGCTGTCTTTGATCCGCCAAAATCTAAAACTACAACTAACTTATCACCTTGGTCATCATTATATATTGCTGCATACTTTGCAGTAAAAGTTGCGCTTGACCAAGTTACATCTGCAAAGTCTACAGATGTGGTTGCAGTTGTAGCTACAACTGCCTGACTACCTAAATTTTTTCTAGCATAGTTTGAACTACCTGCTGAAGAAACTTCATCGTTAGTTGATACAACTGTGCTAGATGTTGTATAAGTAGCTGAAATTGTTCCGTCGTATAATGCTATAACAAATTGATCTCCGCCATTCGCAAAATTATGCGTTCCTGACATCAATTCACCTTTAAAAGAAAACGGTACTACGTTTGCCATATTTTATCTCCTTAATATTATGGTGATGGTGATTTTAAAGGAGTACGAATAACACCATCTTGATATTCGTCTCGGCGTCTACGACCTTGTTGTTCGATCGCGTACGATTGAAGAGCTTTTTGATAAGCCTGCGTATAGTATTGTAACATATCTGCAGGTCCTTTCAAGTACCCATATGCTTCTACCAGACATCCATATAAAAGTAAATCCTGATATTTATTTGATATATAAGTTCCATTTGTAGCCGCTGGAGCTGCTGTAGGTTGTGTGGTATTAGTTATACTTATTGGTTGTTTTACATATGCTAGTGTAATTTCAAAAGTAGCATTTGGTGTAGGAGCAACTACCCAAAAATTAGCATCCCAATTTGCATAATATTTAGGAAAACCAGATTGAGTGCCTGGAGTATCATAATAAGCTGCCATATAACTTGTATCTTTTTTTTCTAAAAAAACTTGATCTCCTGCAGAATTTTTTAATTGTGCATATCTTATAAATCTTAAATCTGAAGGAATAGTTACATATCTATTTCCAGAAACTAAATTAGATGTAGCATAAAATCTATTATCATCAGAATCAGCTTCTCTATAAATTTTGTTTTCTGTATTTTTAATGATAGTGTCTAATACTGTATCAGATAAGACACTATCGTCGACTTCTGTATAGTTTCGAACATCAGTTCTTAAATTGTCTAAAGTATATGCCATTACGCTACTATCTCCATACAAGCTTTACAGCTTTTTCTAAAATATAAGTGTTTTGGACAGTGTTTTGGTTTTACTTCTTCATAAAGAACTAAATGTGGGTCTTGTACTTCTGGTACAAATAAATTTTTAACCCAATTCCATATATTTTTAATCATTACATTATACCTCTTAACATTGGACTAACAAATGCGTTTTCTCCGCCACCTGTTATATTGCCTACCGCATTATAAGGTAATGTCACAGTAAATCCAGTATTAATTGTTTTTGTTGTTGGCATTGCGCCTGTATTTTCTGTTCTTGTAGTTACAGATTGTATTTCTAAACTTGGAAAAACGGTAGCTGCCACATGTGCAGTTGCTGTACTACTTATTGATGTTTCTCCTCTAAAAGTTGCATTTGTGCCTCTTGATAGACCTGTCAAAGTTTGTCCTCCAGATTTACCTGTATATTTTATTACTTCTCTTTGAATTACAGGAACATTGTCTGGATTAGTTGCAGCAGGTTGAGTCGCGCTTTGTACAAAATAAAAACCTGTTGCAGTAAAATTTGTGTTTGCATCAAACGTTGCTGTTGTTGCTGAAGCTGTTATTGCATCTCCAATTGCAAACAAAGGAAAAAGATTAGCTCCTAAATTAAAACTTTCCGTAGGATCATTACTTGCACCATTAAAAAATAAAACAAAATCTCCGACTTGTAAATTATGATTTAATAGACTTACAGTTAAAGTAGAACCTCCATTTGTAACTGTAAAAGGATCTTTCGGTAAAGCAATTGCAGTTGGTGGTTCATTTCTATCAGTTCTTGTATTTAATAATGACACACCATCAGCACCGTTTGGTTTAGGTTCAAGTTGTGGTTGTTTAGGTTCAAATTCTGTAAAGTGAACAAACGCACCATTCCATTCTCTAACCATTTCTCTGTATGGAAACTCCATACCAGATCTATCTGATATTGCTTTTGCGTATTTACCTGTTGCGTATCGGGCCATTAAGTTCCTGGGTAATAAGCTTTTGGTGTAATATATGTACTAGAGTCTGAACCGTCTTCTTGTAAAGCTCTTTGAAATTCATCCTCATAGAGTAATTTTAATTGTTGTGTAAGTTGAACATTGTATTTCATAGAAAGATAATAAGCTAAACCTGAAACCATACATGGTACAAATCTATATGGTAAATCAGTTGCATTTGTGTAAGCCCCTACATCTTGGATTCTTTTTATGTAATAGAAGTGCATATCTTTAGATGCACTTGTTGCATCTGGTGTTGGATATATACTAATACTTACATGATCTATAAGCCTTTGTACCCAATATTGATTGGGTGTGCCTTTAGATAGTTTATTTGAAAAACCTGCATAAGTAGATCTATCAACTTTTGTCATTGGACTATCTGATTGGTCAGTCTGAGTTCTATTGTTTCTTAATTGTGCTTCAAGAACATCGGACATTCCATAAATACCATTTGGATTTGATGTAGCACTTGTGCCGTCACCACTTGATCTAAAGAATTTATATTCAGCTTGTCCTTCTACTAAATCTAAATCTAATTCATCTATTTCCCAATAATGAATACCTCTATTGCCCCATTCCTGAAGCATTATATTTAACGATCGTTTTGATGTTTTTAAATGATATCCTGTAACATCTTGAATACCAAGACGTTCAAAAGCTTCTTCTATTATTTCATCAATAGAAAAAGTTTTATCAAAAGTAGTTGTACCCGAGGTAGTGTTAGCCATTTAACCTCCTAGCCAGTATAACCTAAAGTGACCGATCCTGTTCCAGTTACATCTGCATAGATAGTAGTTTCAAATCTAATACCATTTCCTGGTACATAGATATCTAATCCTTCATCTCCAAAAGTAGATTCAAATATAATATTTCCAGATGCTGTTGCTGCATCATAAAGTTTTAGATTTGTAATACCTGTGGCTTGAATATATGTAACTCTAGAAGGACCGATATTAGTAGATCCTCCTGAAAAAGTTTTAACCTGTCCATCAGCTGTAAGTGTTGTAAATTTCTGATCTGAACTCATATTTTTCTCCGTTAAAATTTATGTGGGGCCGAAGCCCCACACTAATTAATTATTACGCTGCAAATGCAAACGCACCTGTAGTAGCATCGTCTGCGCCACCCAGTTTAGTTGCAATATGCCATGTACCTGTTTCATAACAAATAAAAGCAATCATGCTTCCAGTTGTTAAAAGGTTTGTAGCTGCGTTAGCGGCAGTGAAAACTAATTGAGTTTCACCTGCTGTAGAGATGTCAATATCTGCTTCTCCACCTGCTCTTGATTCAATAACTGAACCTGTAGCACTTGCTGCGGCTGCACCTGTGTAGTTTACAATTGTTATAGTGTCTGCTGCAAATGCGAAACCAGCACCTGTTGCTACGTCTGCTTTTGCTAAACCAGTTAAGTCAGGCATACCTGAACTCATTCTAGTTGTAACTGCACCTGTTGTTGCGTTTTTAGTCGCGACCTGAAAGCCAGCTTCTGATCTAACCGGTCCCGAAAATGTAGTATTTGCCATAATTTTATCCTCCTAGTTTCCGAACATAGTCTCTAGGCCGTCGACTATACGCGTCTATGTTCTAATTAATTGTATAGTGACAAAACTATATACTAGTTTTTAGTAGAGTGCAAGAGAGCCTGTAATGTGAATTGAATTTATTCAACGATGTAGCTTTTTTATTAAGTAGCTACGGAAACTTGTGGAGCTGCGCCTTCAATAGTGTTTTGCTTGTGGGCAATAACTGCTTCTTCCAGCTTGATCTTTGTGATGACTTCTTTAACTTTGTCATCAATTCTGACCATCTCAAGAGTATATCTACCGTTAGACAGATGCTCCTGTTCCCACTTCAACTCCAAGGACCTTTTTTGTTTGTATAGGTCTTGTATCATTTATA